GTGGTGACGATTAACAAAATCGGTACTACGCATAATTGTCGTGGAACTTTCATGCGCACTGGTATATTGGTGATGCCGCAACATCTTTTCCATGAAAATATGGATCATTCTGCTCCGATGCTCGGAAGTGTCGATCTTGCCATAAGATTGAATGAAAGTGAACGTAGTAATAAAAATGTTCGCATATTCAGGGATCATTTGACTATTATCCCCGGCAAAGACACTGTTCTCACATACATTTCCAACTGTCAGCCTTGTAAGGATCTGACTGGTATGCTTCCTTTGAATGATTTCACTGGGGGTACACCAGCAAATCTTATAATGCGCATTGATCACAAAATCGTGGTCGAGAAAGTCTGTGCTGTCAGCAGAAATGATGTTGCAACACCAACTTTCTCCTTCGATCATGCTTACACGTACAAATCACAATACACACGTGAAGGTATGTGTGGAGTGCCGATTGTGTCAGATCAGGCCGACGGTTGTATTATCGGTTTCCATGTTGCTGGGTCAGCACTTCCTTTCTCTTCTATGAGATGTGGTGTTGCAACTAGTATACTCTATGGTGAGTATAAGATTGCTGAAGCTGAATTGATTCGTAAGAATTGTATCACTTTGGGAGCCGAATGTTCAACCTTGAGTACTCATTCCATGGGCATCAAAATCTTCAACCCTGGACCAGCTCATCCCAAGGCCACCATATTTCATGATGGTTCTCTCCCAAACAATGGAAACGTTGAAGTTTTGGGAAACGTTGATGTTGGTTTCACCCCGAAGAGCGAGGTGACAGATTCACTTTTAAAGGGTCCTGTTAATCAAGTATTTGGGGTGCAAAAAGAGTTTGGTCCTCCACCATTCAAACCAGCTTGGAAGCAGTACAACAGATGCATGATGGCTATTGCAGAAGGGGCTCATGATGTGAATCCAGCCCATTTACGTAAGGCTGTTGATGATTATCTAGCCCCACTGTTAGTGGCTGCAAAGTTGTGGAAGGAAAAGTACCCT